GCGGAGAGGGTGGGCTTACGGCCCACCATCTGGTAGGGGATCGATCCCCTACTAAGCACAGACACAAAGGTCCCAATCACCCAGTTGGCACATCAAACAAAGGAGGTGTATTGTTATACACTAATCCCAGGCAGACGTACCAACAGCATGGAGGTGGCGTGTAACTACCACTTGAACATGCCTATTGGCCTTTTCACTATTGTCTCTCTTGATGAGAGATTAATAGAGTAAAGCAGAACATACCATTATCTGGTAGTGTTCCACTCCTTTCTAACAACAGTGCGCAGACGACCAGTCTTACACGCACCAACTTCCTGGACTTCTCCAGTCCTCAACAGATCGAATTGCTTCGATTTGCAGAGGAACAGGATAGCTTTAGACGACCATTTCTCATGGTATGACAAATCAAAACCATGAGATAGAACCCTCCGGTTACGCAAGATTGTAGACCACTGGAAGTGGGTATAATCCTGAGAACCCGGCGTAGGAGCGGTCGTACAGCGGAAGTGTTTTGACACACGAGCTTGGATATCACTATCCCAACGCGTGTGTGTGTAATCATCGATGATAGGTTTCAAACCATCATCGGAGAAATACACCACATCCATAAAGCTGTACTTTCGATTACCTACTTTGAGACAATATCCACTGAATTTCTTCAGCAAGATACGTCTCGCAGTATAATAACCGAGAGTGCCAAGACTGTTAGCCAAGTCGGTAACAGTACCGACAAGGTCTGGCGATACCCATTTCTCCTTCTGAAGGAGGTGGGCCCGTGGATGCTTGATCGTTTCGATCAATGCACCATAGAGATATTCGACTCCACACGACTCATAATATCCGCCAGAAGAGTAACTCTTCTTGGTGTTAATTATGAAACCGAGGGAGGAAAGAATATCCACTATGGACTCGTAAAGTTCCACTGGACAGACGATGTCATCGCCATAGATGGAGATACCTGATTGGTATCCCCGACTGGCCTTACCGTAGTGTATCCTGTAAGCAAGCTCAGCAACGGATGCAAAGACAAAGCATTCATTGATGAAGCAAAGCGCAGAACCCATCGGCGCGAATTTGATCATGGTATGCATGTCACCATCAAGAATGGTGGTGACACTCCTAGTACCGTAATAATAACGGTAAAGAGGAGTACCCTTGATCAACCGTCCTATGAGTTCAAAAGATACACTGTCAGATGCGTCTGACAAGTCGATCGTGGCATATGAATCAGCGTATGCACGTGCACAGAGGGTACGGTTGACTTCTTGATTGAAGACGTTAACCATACGACTCAATGGATGTGTATTACGATGTGTGTACGCCACGAGCTGGCTTGCGACACCCTGCTGGAGAAACTGCAACCAGGCAGGTTCCATACATATTGTACGGTCCTTACCTGCTTGTTTTGGTACAAAGACTACCTTTGAGATGCGTTTCGCATCTCGGACAGGTAGATCTAGTACCTTCTCCAAGTTAGGATATCGGAAACAGACGTCAGCAACTGTGTCGATAGATAGGTGACTCCATTTGTCTTGGAGCACTTTACCGACATCAGCTGTTGAACCTGACCCGTGTCGAGGGAGAAATGGATCTCTTAGTTCAAATGATTTGAACCATTCGAGCCAAATCTCTCTCAGCTGAGGTACATACACATTATCATCGAAATTAATCGATGATAGCCGTTCCTCGCACTCCCTGTAATGTCGGACACTCTGGTCGAGTGGCCGAATAAAAACAGGTAATCGCTTCAGCCAACCTAAGAAGTTGACTACGTCGCGAAACATGCGAGACGGGTGTATGCAGAGGCTGGTATCAACTGCGTGTTCGATTGCAGTTGTTAGCCCCCTCAACCATCGATTGCATAGACCTTTAAATAGGTCATGCTTCCAGAAACCGTTCTGTACGAGTACAGAGCGAATCTCGGAGGCACAATCGATAAACTCAAGGTAGTCCGAGTCGGTTGCTAACGAATTGAGCAATCGCGCAAAGGACCCTACTACACAAGGAGGACACGAACGGTCCTGCAACAGCATGGCCACACCTAACCAGTAGGAAAAGGCGAATGACTCCGTTTCGAAATGAAAACTCGAATCCGGGTCGCTCACCTTTACTTTGGACAGGTGTTGTTTGCTGGCTCGCTCTCCGCAACGGAGGGCAAGACTTAGGAGCCGAGCTCCTTCTTTTCTGTGGTCGCTCATCATGAGCGTGCTCCCTCATCTCAGCTCTTCCCCCTATACAGGGGTGGCAGTTGAGACTACCACTTCTGACACTATACAGTGTCAGGCAGTCTGGTCACACCATGCAAGAGCACTCCCCAGCCAACGGTGGCTGCTTCGGAAGCGCCCCTGTATGTCGCACCGGCCAAACGTGTCGCCAAAGCAGCGACCTGGGTGGCCGTGACAGCGACGTCAGCGGGGAGTTTCAGCACGCAATGTGCTGAAACAGGAAGGTAATAGTATTCCCCTGTGAGGGATTCAGTCACCTTCCAAACCTCGTTGACCTGGACCAGAAGGTTGATACCGTCGGTCCGCTGATCGGGCATAGCCCGACAGTCGGCATTCTTGAACATGTCGGCGACAGGACTGATCGAATACCGGATGGTATTCGGTTGATCCAGAGCGCCGTTCGTGTTCTTGATGACGGTATTACCTGCCTCAAGGACCTGGGGGGTCCAGAGGCCAACAGCGGGAGCAACCGGCGTTAGGGTAGTGACAGACAACGTCTGCCCAGTACCCGTAGCCAATGAAGTAGACATAGTCTACCTCCTTTTCCCTATTTAAAGGGAATCGCAGCAGATCGTCTCAGCTGCGGATTGGCACCTCATAAGAGGTCGCCTATGCTGCAAAAGCAGCAAATTACTGGTACCGTTTCTAATCCATAAACTGGAGTAGAAGCGCTCCACCAGTGAGGAGCTGCCTGCTGGGATCATGCAGGCTAATGCCGAACCACACGTTTCGAGGGAATTCAAAGATGACTTTCCGCTTGTAACTCACAGCTTGGAGGCGAATACGAAATCTCCTATCGGAGAGATCGAATTCACGATCCATAGCTGTGATTACTTTTGTCGTGAGTATACCGTAATCAAACGGAACACGTTGCTGAACACTGTTCAGTTCCATGTTATTGAGAAGGTCCCCAATAGGGACCACCCAATCTAATACAAACGACAGCGGTAAGTCATCCCATAGGTCGGTAATCCGAGGGGTCAGACCAAGCAGATTCACAAGATCCAAGAAGTTGTCAAAGTTCTTGGGATCACAGATATAACGCAGTTTTGCGTTATATAGGACAGTGACATCATAATCACCGTTCTTGAACTGCTCTTTTGACTTTCCCTGCCCTTCAAGACCAAATGTTTTGATCTTGTTGAGCAGCTTACTCGGGTTACGTAAAGCGCGAATGAGCTTCTTGGTCTCCGAGAACGTGAGCAGGTTGGTTTTCAGTACATACTTATACATAAGATGTAGTGAACCCAAATTCTTGAACACGTCCAACAGAGACCTCACACGAAGAAGCTTAATGAGCTGCTTTAGCGGCTCAAGAGGCGCGAGCGCATCAGAGAAATCACTGAGGGGATTGATCCCCGCAAGTGAAATATCATCAAGCGCTGCGTAAATCGCCTCATCTCGCTTTACCATTCTCCCCTCTTCAGCATCCGGGTCAGGAACAAGGTCATCAACCATGATGGCAACATGTTCCTTGACACTGCGCAGACAATCCTCGTATATCCCATACGGGTTTGGTATCTCCTCAACAATAATATTGTTGAGCAGAGCTGCGCTTTGGAGCTGACGAGGGTTACGGTACTCTTTCGATCCAGATCTAGGATCATGGACGACATCACACTCGAAGCTACCTTCCACTATACGCCCAAAGGGCTTATAGTGAATTGTGCCATCGTAGTGAATGTATCGTTCATGATATTCGATATGGATCAGAAAAGTAGCCCGGAACTCGGATTCTGTGACCTCAAGCCATACGTGTCCGTCTTCTTGATCGTCAACCATCCCAGGGTGAGTTGTATCGCCATTGGCGAGACATATCTGACACTGAGACGGAATGTGATCAACGACGTAATCGTATTTCTTGGTCACTGGTGGGATAGTTGACCTGAACGCAGACATTTCTGGTTCAGGGCTAACCACACCAACGATAGAACCTGAGGCATGAAAATGCCGACAGGTTTTCTCAATAGAATCTCCGCGACGGGCTCTCTTTCCACTGTTGTCGAGCGACTCGACAGATAGACTCCGAAGGAACATCGGACCGATAAGGTGTTCACACCATATCCCGATGTTTCCAGGGGAATCATCTCGGATCCTGACATAGGATCCAAAACAGGGGTCAGAGAACGTAATAGAATGCACCTAGGATTCCTCCTTTCGTGTAGTAGAGAATCGCTCTCCCGCAAGGGAGAG